GTTACCGCGTGGCCCGGCGTGAACGGCTCGGCGCCCGTGGTGCTGTCGTTCCAGCGCACCAGCTACGTGGCGCTGCACTTCAAGACACCGGCGACCCCGCGCCCCGGGCTCGCCGGCCGGTTCTTCCATCCGACGGCCTACCCGGGCGGGCCCAACCTGACGATGGCGATCTCGCGCGCATGCGGCGACTTCGGGGCATACCTCCCGACCCCGGGTTGCCTGCAGGCGGACATCCCGTCCGCGGACGGCCCGATGGTCTACTGGCAGTTCGCAGCGACCAGCCCGAGCACGTCCTGCAACCTCGCGCCGGCGACGGACTACTTCGTCAACGTCATGCAGACGGACACGAAGTCGACCGTCGAGTGCACGAAGGCTGTGTGCCCGGCGATGGTGTGGCGCCAGTAGCCATGTGCCGGATCCGCCCCATCGACGCAGGCGGCCCGAACGTCTGCGCGTTCCTCGACATGCTCGCTGTGAGCGAGATCGGTGCGCGCATGCTCGCGATGACCGATGACGGCTACGACGTGATCGTCGGCAGCACGCCGCAGCACCCGAGCCTCATGAAGAGCTACGCGGATCACCCGCGGCAGCTCGTGAGGCTGCCGGCGCTCGGCATCAAGAGCACGGCGGCCGGCCGCTACCAGTTCATCGAGCGGACGTGGGACGGCCTGGCGAAGAGCCTCGGATTCGCGCCGCGCGCGATGAACTTCGAGCCGCAATCGCAGGATCGCGCCTGCATCGAGTTGCTGCGCCAGATCAAGGCCTACCCGCAGATCGCCGGCGGCAACATCGAGGGCGCTATCCGCATCGCAAACGGAACGTGGGCGTCCCTGCCGGGCGCCGGCTTCGGGCAGCACGAGAACCGCATGAGCGACCTCGTGCGCATCTTCATGGCTCGGTTCGAGCACTACCGCTCGCCCGACTTCAGCAACGTGCAGGCCGGCGTCGAAAGCACGGCCAAGGCGGAAACGTGATCGACATCTACGGGATCTTCGAGAAGGCGGCCGCATGGTTCGAGGCCCGCCCGAGCGTCATCGCCTGGGCGGTCGCATGGATCGCCGCGCTCGCCGCCGCGCAGTTCGTGAAGCAGCTGCTCCCCGCTGCCACGACGCACAACGCCGTGCGCTACATCGTCCAGACGGTCGCCATCGTGGTCGGCGCGGCGGTGGCGTTCGCGCTGTGGCCGTCGGAATCCGCGCACGGCCTGATCTACGCGCTCGTGGTCGGCATGTCCGCGCCGCAGGCCTACAGCCTGATCAAGGCGGTCGTGTGCTGGCGCCTCCCCGGGCTGGCCTATCGGCTGAGCTGGGATCGCGTGGTCGACCGGAAGGCCGACGGCGGGCCGCAGCCGTGATCGCCGCGATCGTCGGTCTCCTCGGTGGATGGCGCGCTGCCGCGTTCGCTGCCGTCGCTGCGCTCGCGATGCTGTGCGCCGGCACCGAGCACTACCGCCTCAACAGCGCGCAGACCGCGCTCGCCCAGGCGCACGCCGAGCAGGCGGAGCAGCGCGCCGCCGACGCGCGGGCGCTCGCCGACGCGCTCACCAAGGCGCGGGACGTGGAGCAGGCCAAGGCCGAGGCTGCCGCCAAGATCGCCACTGAGTACGAACGAGGGAAGTCCGATGCGCAATCCGTTGCCGATCGTGTTGCTGCTGGTCTGCGCGCTGGGAGTCTCCGGCTGCGCAGCGAACTCGCAGGCTGCCAAGCCCGTGCTGTGCCCGAAGCTGCCACCGGTTCCGCCGGCGCTGCTCGAGCCGCCGACGACGGAGCAGCGATTGCGGGCGCTGCTGTTGGAGCCGGCGCCGAGTGCGACGCCAAGGTGAGAGCGCTGCAGGCGCTGCTGATCAGCGAGCGCCAGTAGATGCCGTGCAGCACGCCGCGCCATAAGCCGGTGGTGCGCCGCACACCCGTGCACCGCGTACCGGAACCCGATCGGCAGGCGCGGCGCGCTCTCCCCACGAACAGCAAGGCATGGCGGGCGATCCGGTCGGCGGTACTGGCCCGGGAGCCGCTGTGCAGAGAGTGCGGTAAGCGGGACGTGGTACGAGCGGCTACCGAGGTCGACCACATCGACGGGAACGACGCCAACAACGCCCCGCGCAACCTACAGCCGCTGTGCAAGCCCTGCCACAGCAGCAAGACGGCACGAGAGCAGGGCGGATTCGGCAACGGCAGACGGAGACGAACATGAACCAGCTTCTCGGCAAGACCTTGCAGGACAAGGTGACCGGCTTCGCAGGCGTCGTGACGGCGCGCATCGAGTACCTGTACGGCGAGGCTCAGGTGCAGGTTGAGCGCAACGGCGAGAGCCACGAGTCGCAGTGGTTCCCCGAGAGCCGCATCGTCGGCACCGCATCGGCCTGACGTACCGGGGTGGGGCGGGGCAAAACTTCGGCCGATTGTTCTTCGATACGGGCGCGCAGTCGTTTTTTCACACGTGCAGAACGGAAATCCTGATTTTCAGCCATGGCCCGGCCCCGGAAGCCCCATAACCTGCACGTGATCAGCGGGACGGACCAGCCGTGCCGGCGCGACGCTGCGTCCGTCGACCTCCCGCTGGTCGCCGCGGTGCCGTCGCCGCCGAGCTGGTTGCCGAACGCGCACGCGGTGAAGGAGTTCGAGCGCCTGGCGCCGATCCTCCACGCGAACAAGCTGCTGACCGAGGCGGGCGTCTCGGCACTCGGTCAGCTATGCGCGCTCCACGGCAAGGTCGTGCAGCTCTACGCCGCCGGCGAGGCGCCGCACGCGTCGATGGTCGCGCAGCTGCGCGGCCTCTTGAACGACTTCGGCCTGACGCCGGTTGCGCAGGGCAAGGTGAAACCGCTTGGCGAAAAGGAAAAGAGCAACCGGTTCGCGTCGAACGGCCGAAAGCGGAACGCGTGACTACGTCGAGATCGCGCTGGTCTACGCGCGCGCGGCGATCGCGGACAAGAACGGGAGGATGTTCGGGAAGTGGGTGCGGCTCGCGGCCGCGCGCTTCCTCGCTGACCTGAAGCGAGCGAAGGCGAAGGGCGCGCCGTTCGTCTTCGATGCGTGGCACGCGCGCGACGTGTGCGACTTCATCGAGAAGCTGCCGCACGTCGAGGGCGTATGGGACACGCCGACGATCGTGTTGCACGCGTCGCACGTGTTCTTCCTCGTGAACCTGTTCGGGTTCCGTAAGCCGGACGGGACGCGGCGCTTCACGTCGGCGCTCTTCGCAGTCGCGCGCAAGAACGCGAAGTCGACCCTCGCTGCGGCGATCATGCTGTACTGCCTCTGCTGCGAACCGGAGCAGGGGCCGCAGGTGATCAGCGCCGCGACGACCGGGTCGCAGGCGCGCATCGTGTTCAACGTCGCCAAGCGCATGGTCGAGCTGACGCACGACCTGCGCGAGGCGTTCTCGCTCGCGGCGATGGCGAACGCGATCCCGCGGTTCGAGGTCGGCGGGACGTTCAAGCCGATCAACGCGAAGGCCTCGACGCAGGACGGTTTGAACCCGTCCCACGTCGAGCTCGACGAGATCCACGCGCACAAGACGCACGACCTGCTCAACGTGCTGCAGTCGGCGGCCGGCGCGCGCAAGTCGCCGTTGTTCCTGTTCACGACGACGGAGGGTTACGAGACGCCCGGGCCGTGGCCCGAGCTTCGCCAGTTCGCGCGGCAGCTGCTCGAGGGGGTGTTCGGCGACAACGCCGACCACTTCCTCGCGCTGATTTACGCGCTCGACGAAGAGGACAAGGCGACCAAGCGGAAGGCCGACGACGAGTTCGATCCACGGAACTGGATCAAGGCGAACCCGCTGATCGACTGCAATCCGCACCTCCTCTCGGCGATCAAGAAGGAGGCGGTCGAGGCGAAGGCGATGCCGGGGCGGCACGCCGAGTTCCGGATCAAGCGCTGCAACCTGCGCGCGGCGTCCGCGGCCGCGTGGGTCGACCTGCCGCGCTGGTTGAAATGCGACGGCGCGGTCGACCTCGACGCGCTCGTTGGGTTGCCGTGTTGGGCGGGGCTCGACCTCGCGAGCACGCGCGACCTGTGTTCGTTCCGCCTGGTGTGGAAGGTCGGCGCGCTGTACCTGACGTATGGCCGGCGATGGGTGCCGGCGTACGCGGTCGCGCAGCGCACCGAGCGCGGCACGGTTCCCTATGCGGCGTGGGTGGCATCGGGCGCGCTCACG